CTAAGCGTCCCTGGTATTGAAGATTTCTTCCTCCGCAAGACGGCGCCGCAGAAGCCCCGCCATCACCTTGCCGGCAGCCTGATCCCAACGTTCAAACTGGTCGGCCGCCAGGGAATATTGCTTAGCATTGATCATTCTCAATAGGGTCGAATTGCTAAAATTTCCTGCACCGACATTATAAACGAAATCCATTACGGCGGCGATTTCATGCATCGTCATCGGAGCGGAAATTTCGCCCGCGATCGCTTGGAATGCCCGATACATATCCCGCATGGCAAGATCGCAGGCATCACTGTAAGAAATCGCCGGTGTTTGCGGCGTCACCGGCTTATCGCTGGCATCATGCGTGGATCCAAACCCAATCGCCCATGGTTCCGCCCCTGTACCGGGGTCAGGATACGGATTTGGCTCGAAGCCTTCAAAAGGCTTCGCAATGGAAAGCGCAATTTCTTCCGCTTGCGCGATCTGCGCATCCGTAAAATTGACCATGGGGTTTCGTCCTGCCTCACGATTCATTTGGTCTCTATCCACCTAGCCCACACCCGGCCAAGCGTCCGCAGCTATTGTTGCGTCGCCGCAATCGCCGCCACATCTGCATGACACTCGTCATCATTGAGTTTCAGATGAACGATGTAATCCGCAGCGGCGCTTTGCAATCTGCTGCTTGGTACAACTGGCTCCGCATCAACGGTCAATAAAGCGGCGGGCACGGTGATGCGTTCAACCTGATTTTTGGTCAGCACCATCGCCGCCGGCGACCCTGCACATGCCGCAAGAGAAAGCATGGCAACAACGCCAAGACAGGCGTTCACCATCCAACGCCGCTTCTTTTTCTTAGCCGCTTTCATGGGTTTCCCTTCGCTAAATCGTCCAGCGCGGCGGCCAGAACGCGCGCGTCCGGCGCGTCCTGCCCCGGCTGTGCCGCCTGCGCGGCGATCCGGGCAGCCAGCGTCGCTTCCTGCGCTCCAGCCTGCACATTCGTCGATGCAAGCCGCGCTTCCGCGGCATTCGCGCTGGCGTCGGCCTGTGCCAATTCGGATGCGGCCATGGCATTGGCAGCTGCGATTGCGGCCGCGTCATCCTTCTGTTGTGTCGCCAGAGCCAGTTTTTCGACTTGCACGGCGCTCATCTCAAAACGGTAACCGACATAACCGCCGGCGAAAAAGCCAGCCCCTGCGGTAATCAGATAGGGCCAGAATCGCCGCAGAAACGGCAACAGAATAAGGAGCATTCTAACCTCCAAATTTAGCCTTAACGCCCATTGCCACGGTGATGGCCGCCAGGACGGAGCCGGCAGCCCCAAACAGAACCGCCGCCGCATTCGAGAAATCCACGGGGACCCAACTGTGATGACGAATCATCACGTCGTAAATTTCCAAACCAAGAAAGACCGTCAACGTGAAAACAAACAGAATCCCGATCGCCACGGCAAGGACAGCGATTTCATCTGCCTTGATACCATCCGGCGCCTTAAAAAGTTCCACTATGAACCGCCTCATCGCGACAGCAACGCAATTCGGGTTCCAAACCCCACTTTGACCAATCGACTCCCATCACGCCAAGCAAGTTCCTGCTCGGTCAGCCGGCTGATTTTCATCGGTCAAGCCTCCTCAATCATGATTTCCGTAAACGAGTTCTGGATCGTAAAGTCCGACCCGCCGCCGCCCGTACGAATTTGATGTGTGAACGTCACTTCTGCGCCAGGTGAATAGGTGCCGGAGGTCAGAATCGTATCCGCCGTGCCCCATGTATCCCCCGCTGCCAACGCAGTAACCAGTGATGCATTCCCGATGTAACTATTCGTTCCGTCGCTGAGAATGTTTTGAAAGTTCTGCCGCACGCTTCCGGTGGTCGCGGTTCCCTCGCCCACCAGCCTAACATTTGCGCGGAACGCTCCGCTCTTGCTTGCAGCCGGAAACGTAATGGTTATGCTTTCAATCGGATATGTTGTACTATTTTCCGGCGCATTGATAATGCCGGCCTGCGCGACCGAATAAAACAGTCGCCTCGGAAATTGCGACATATTGACGGCATGCGACAAGGCTGTGCCGCTGGCAATATTAATCGCACCTGCTCCCGACGCCAATAAATGAAAGCTGCCGGATAGAATCACCCCCCCATAGGACCAGTCTGCCTGGATCTCTCCGCCGGATAGGGCGAGTCCCCCCTGCAGGATCGGAAGGTTGGAAAGTCCATTGATACTGATAAAGGCGGCCGCGGAATTCGTTCCTGCCGCTTTGAAATTGACCCAAATTCCATCCTGGTACGAGGTCAATGCCGGTGTCAGCGACAGCGTGATAAGATTCGCGCTGCCACCGGCGCTTGCGTAATTTATCGAACCGCTTTGAATAATCTCAATGAGATCCCCCGCTGAACGGATGAACGGCGCGTTGGGCGCCAGCGAGATCTGCGCGCTGTTCGTCGCGGTATCGCCATTGTTGATCGTGACAATGTACAGCCCCACATAGCCCGCTGGCGCCGAAGGCGTTGTTTGCGAGCCCGTGGGTGCCGGCGTTCCCGCCGTAGCCTGCAGCAAAATCGTGTCTTGCCGCGCCGTAACTTGCGCCGCAGAACTATTTGCCGGCCCACTGAATGGCTGCGTAGGGGTGGCGGCATTATAATAGGGCAATACCGCTTCGTTGATATCCTGCTCAACAAATGCCGCGGAAATGAGATAATTCGTAGAATAGCCCGCCGAGGCCGGCGCCGCGTTCGAAAGACCCAAATCGACGCCGGTCGAAAGTATCCCGGTCTTTAGAACATTCGTCTGCGTGTCGGTTCCCAATACACCGTAAGCTGTCGGGTCGGTCTCCTGATAGGAAAAAATAAAGCCGCGGCCGACATTGACAGCAAAGGCCGAACCGGCCACCGCATTATTCGCGACCGCCGTCACCGCCAGGCCGGCCACCTGCGTCTGCTGTCCGAGTATGGCCTCAGCCACCGCACCCACACCGACCATTGCGTATTTGCTGACAGACAAAAAGTCCTCAACGCGCGGCAAAGCGCCGGCGTAGCTTATCACACGATCAGTCATTCAAAACTCCAATTAAATTATCTGGGTCCAGGCGACGTATCCAACCGCCATCCACTCCGCGATCTGTTGATAAATGATCGAATCCGTGATCGCCCCGGGCACCGATTCAGGGTCAATGAACGCAAGCAGCCCACCCCCGGCCGCCGGCATGCTCTGTGACGCGAAGCCGTAGCCACCACCGATCGCGGGCATATCTTGCGTTGAAATGCCGCCCAGCTCTGCAAAGCTGTAATAGCCCGTTAATGGCGCCTCGATCGTAATAAAAACCTGGCAGGGCAGCGCCATTGAACCCCATAGCCCGGCGCCGCCCTCCCCTGCCCCATCGTAGAATGCAAATACGCCGCCGCCGGCGGTTGGATTGCCCTGCGTCGCCCAACCACCCGTCTGCGCAATATTATTCGGCTGAAAGATCACCGGGCTGTTTCCGGTGAGTTGCTCGAGCATTGACGTCATGCCGTCAAATGTGCCTCTCGGCGCCGTCAAATTATAGCGTATCCGTGCGGCATAGGCCGGATCAAGTTCATATTCCAATCTTGGAAGCGCGCTGCCGAAATAATCCTGGGCGGCGAGGTCTAAAAATGCACCGCCCGCAGACCCCACGCGTTGCTGCGCCTTTGAAAAGATAATCATCCCATAAATCAGCGAGAACATCACCGCCGGCGCCTGCAACACGGCCAACAACCGTGGCGCCACGGCGGGAAACCAGCCGCCCGGCAACAACCGTAACAGACGACCGCTAAAATCCGTTTGATCATAAATCGGAAGAATGGCTGTCGTCAGGACGCCATTATTATTCTGAACCTGGAAGTCAATCGTCTGCCCGCTCGGCAGCGTCGCAATCGTGCTGGAGACGATGTCCGCCATCAGCTAACCGCCACGCTAATGGCGCGCACCACCGTACCGGCGATGCCGCCAATATCCGCCGTACCATCATTCAGCGTCACACCGGTAACATTGGTCACGTTCGCCGACGCGCCATACGCAATTTTGAAAAGCGCGCTATAGGTTAGAGGCGCCGGAACAGCCGCCGTACTTACCGGCAACGCGGCAATATACGCTAAAACCGCCGCGGTTACGAGCGGAACCGCAGCCGACTTTTGCACCGCGGTCGAACAGGTAATTGTCATAGCAACCGAGGCCGGAATAACAGGCGCCTGCATAACAGTGCAGACTGCTCCGAGCGCCAGCATCGACGGTCCGGTAGCCGCAGTTGCAATTGCCGCCAGCGTCGCGCTTGGCGTCGCACCGCTGCCGTCATCCACCGCAATCACCCCATATCCCGGGGCAAATGGCCCGCCCACGCTCTGCACGCCGGACAGCACAGCGCAGGTGAGATTTTGTGCAACGCCCAGAACGGCCGATTGCAGGGCAATCGGCGTCGCCTTCGCCAGCGAGGTCAGAAAAAGGCTAAACCGGAACTTGAACGCAGTATCGCTTTCAGCATTCATTCCGTTGGAAAATGCCGATGCATTCATCACCGTATCCACATACGGGATATTGCTGGTGAGCAGACCTAGCGCGCCTGCAATAATATTGCCTGCCACGCCAACCGCGCTATTCTGCACCGTCGCGGTGATGCTAACAACGCCTGGCGGTATGATATAGGCATAGGCGGTTGCCTGATACGCCTCCTGCGTCGTATCCGCCACCAGCTGGAAACTTTGTGAGCCGTCGGTGGTTTTAAGCATGGAGCCGACAGGAATAATCGCCTGCTGAGCCGGGCTATATCTGGAGAATGTCACTTGGCCGGATGCAGCGGTTCCAGCGATCCGCAGAAAGCCAAAATCAGCGCAGAACAAATCACAATCGCTACCCGAACAAGTGGCCAATCGCGCGGCGCTCAGGACCTGTGTTGCCAGCCATTGCAGCCACAAATAGGTCCCGGCGCAGGCATTCACAAAGGCCAGCATCGCGGATCCCGGATACATCGAAATCGTGAACCCGCCGGCCGCAGCTGCCCCTTGAATCGCCGCCGTCATATTTGCGACGATTTGACTTTTGGTTTGAAGCGAAAGCTGCATATTACTCCCCTAACGGAAGGGTCAAAACCTGGCTTTGTCCGGTTGTGGCATCCGTATACGTTACGGTAACAGTAATTATCGTTCCGCTCATATTTGCAGACACGGTGGGATTCGGTAATTGCGCGACACTCTCTTCTTTGAAGATCTGGGAAAGAATCGCATTTGTTATTGCGGGCAGGCTGACCGGTTGTCCCACGAATTGTCCAAGCCCAGCACCATACGTCAAATTCCAAATGTCAGCGCCGGCCGCGGTCATAAGCCGCTTAATCACATGCTGCTGTGTCTCATCCGATACGTACAGGAAATCCCCACCGGCGCTAAGATCAATGTCCGCGCCGTAAACATGCGAAATGTCGCCCATTTCTTATCCTTGGGGTTCACCCGTTTGCGTTTCCGGGTTTCCACCTGGAACATAAGGATGGGTGTGCGGCGTGAATGCGATATCGGCAGTTGTCGTCTCACGGGACACATTGAGTGACCCGGTAATATTTACCGTTGCGTCTTCTCCGCCTGGGGCCGCGATGTTGAGCGTCGGTGTAATCAGCGTAATCACCCCGCCTGACTGCAAATAAACCTGCGCACCATTCTCATTCTCGATCATAATTTCTCCGGGCTGCGCACCGCTGGGCGCGGAATCCACATCCGAGAAATAGAAGCCCGTGATTACCCAGTTCTGCGCATTTCCAACCTCCGGTTGGATGAATGCCTGAGCACCAATCATGGGTGGAATCAGCAGGCGCCACCCGTTACCGAGATATCCGGCAGCGCTCGACAAAACCGGTATCCACCCCGTCTCCGGGGCCGGCCCGTCCGCCGGATCCCACGGCATGATCTGGACTTTTGCCATCGGCGGACTCGCTTGCCAGCTGGTGACAATGCCCGCCCTGTTGGCGGCCGACAGCGAGGCGATGGCGCCAATTTCCCGGCGTTCCGCGTCAGTTAAACTCATTGGGACCCCATCAGCAGCTGCCCGGTTTCGCCATCGTAGATACCCAATGGCGAAGAAGTTGTTGCCTCCACAAAGGTTGTAGCCCCGCGTTCTGTCGTCACCTCATAGGTGATGGTCAGTGGAAAATACGTTGAGTCGTAATCCGTGCCAGTACCGGATACCGGTATCACTGTTTGCGGGCTCATCAGAGCCAGCGATGGAATAATAACCCTTGCATACCGTTCATGCCGGGAGATATCCAAGGCGAGTTGTTGCGCCTTCGCCAAACACTGCGCCTGGTTCAGGTTTGGCACCTCATACAAATAAATCGAGGATTTGGGAGCGACAGCGGAACCCTCATCGACGGTCCTGGTCCGCACTGTTGAAATAATCGAGGTCTTCTGCCGGCTGCTCCAGGATTTTACCTTAACAATGACATCTCGCGCATAGGTCATATGCCGTTCCAGCAATAAGCCCGTCACGCCCGCTACGAGCCGCCCGCTAAAATCTCGTGTGAGCTCAACGGGATAAACCGGTGGGCTGGCGCTGGGCGGATTGAAATAAAGGGTCGTTCCAAA